TCTTACCTTACTTGGTTATGTTGGGGGACGAACCGATTAGGGTTTCGTGTTGCGTCGATACTCACCCCAACTCATGTTGAGGATCGTCTCGATCTTGCTGAAGGCACGGTTTTGAGCGACACCACCATGCTGACGAGCATTGAGAGCTTCGTAATACTCGATGAGTGCAGCACGGATGAGTGCTTCACGAGCCTCAGGTGTCTCTGCTTCAGCAGCTCCACTGAGCCTGGTTTCCCAGCTTCCAGGACCATAGTCATAGAAGGCAATGGCCTCCTTGAGACCTAGCTTGAGCACCTCACGGATGCGACGGACAGCTTGCACCTTGATCGGTGTTGGGAGCATGGATACCTCCTAGATAGGTTGAGGGTTAGATAACCCAAAGAAAGAAATCAAAGAACGGGACAGTCCCGTTCAGCAGGTTGCACCATGAAGTTGGGCAGGTTCTTGGACAAGCACCACCCACAATCGAAGTGACCCATCTGCCCATTGGATGAGCAGTTGGATCGCTCCAGGTCGTCTTGCTGAGGCTCGATACCAGTCGCCTTGAGGAAGTCTTCCGATGTGATCATAGGTTTTAGGTGGCTATCGCCAAAAGTTGAAAAAAGTAGACCCATAGCGTATCGCCAAGTGTCTATCCAGTAGAACTAAAAAGGAGGAACAAACTTAGCCTAAGCTAAGCCTGTTCCTCCTCGCTCAACCCATTACAGGTCGAGCTTCTTCACGAACGGATTGTCCGCAGCTGCGATCGGCGCTGCATCTTCGTTGATGCGACGCAGTTGGATCTGCAGGTTCAGGATCTTCTCTTCGCCCGGCTTGAGAGCCTTGGCAGCAGCGTGGATCTGATCCAGCAGGTCGTTGCGTGCCGTCTGAAAGGCAGTGAAGCCTTCATTGCGGCTGTTGGTCGCCAGATGCTCCTGCGTGTCCAGCGGGATGCCGACGGGCAGCGACACGAAGCGGTCTTCTTCGCCAGCCGGCTTGCCGCCAGCTTCGACGACCGGCACCTTGACCGAGTAGCCGATGTTGATCCAGAACTGAGCCTTCGGAAGATCGTTCTTGGAACCGACCGAACCGCTGTTCTTCTTGCCGAACGTTGCTTGCGTGAAATCGATAGCCATGGTGATAACTCCTATTTAGGTCTAAGACCTGTGGTTGAAAAACGGATTGGTTCCCGGAATTGGAAACCAACCAAAAGGGCCGTAGGCCCCACTCAAAGAAGAACCCGAAGGTTCAATCGACCCAATGAATTGGGTTGTTCGTGCTGTCGCGCTTGACAAGCTCGTGCCAAGCAGAAGCAGGCACAACGCGATAGAGGCGTGTAGCACCAGCCATCGTGAACTCGATGGAGATGTTTTGACGCACTGCATCTTCGACTTGTGCATGCACCATGTGCTTACCGAACTCGTACGCAACGATGCAGCAGAGCAGCATGAAGGTGAGAGCGATCAGCGCATACATGATGTACTGACGCGAGAGGTGTTCGAGGAATTCCATTTTGACTTACTCCTATTTATGTCTAACGAGACGTTAAAGAAAAGGGTCAAGTAGACCCAGCTTGGTGACAACGAGTAGGACTCCAGCTGCTACGCAGATGAAGCCTGAGATTACTTCTGCTTGGCCATAGCCAAAGATGCAGAGCAATACTCCGATGATGAGAATCCAGATTCCAGCCATGACGATTTGTCCTTAGGTTTAGGTTTGGGGGATTGAGATTTGTCTTTCGAGAAAAGACGATTTGTTTGGGAGGATCGAAAAAGTAGGATTCTCCTGAGAGAATCTATCTATCTTTTCAGTCCTTCCTATCTATCTATATTGAACAACCCCTAAGGGTTGTTTTGTAGTTACTTCTTCGCTACGAAGAGTTCTTTGTAGCGTTCCATGTTTGCGGAGAACATCTCTGCATGAGCAGTAGATTTGCTGGTGAATTCCAGCATAGCGAGCTGACGCTCGGTATCTTCTTGAGACAGACGCTCAATGAGCTTCTGTTCATAGTTGCTGAGTTCAGCAATGTTGTCTTTGACTTGCTTCTGAGCAAGGACATCGACGTAGCCAGAGGCAATGGACACTGCGGTGTTGACCATTCCAACGGTGTTGGTGATGGCAACTGCAGTGTTAGATACGGTACCAAGTACGGTACCGAAGGTCATACGGATGGTAGACATGGAGGCTCCTAGAGATAGCAGCGATAGTGCTGCATCAGAGCCGTAGGCTTAACAGGGGTGGCCCCCGCACATGTGTACTGTGTAAGCATGGGGGGGGTGTACCTGTGTAAGGGGTGGGCCTGAGGGCCCAACCCAGCAACAGAACATACATATGAACTTTTCTAGAACCCGATCTATCCCAGCATATCTTTGGTGTCTATCGACCCTCTAAAAATATTGCTAGAAAATATCTCTATATGCGATATATGTTTGAGGTAACTCTCAAAAAAATCCCCACAGAGTTCGTACCTCTGTGGGGACAAGATCCAGTCGGCTCATGACAGCAGGATGGGGAGGAGATGCCGACTGGAAGAATGGTGGCCGGAGGATTGAACCATCTCCGGCTATGGTGACAGATCACACTCTCTGACGACAACTGACTTTCGTCTAGTTGCTAGGAGGGCGAGTGCTCTGACTGCGATCTATATGTCCCCTGGATTCGCTAGGGTCTGGCAACCACATCTACAAGCCGAAGCCCGCTGGTCCACACTGCCAAGTCTATCTGATTCGTAGGCGATTCCTTACAAGGAAGCCTTCACAAAAACGAGCTCACTGTGATTTCTTTGGTGCGCTCCAGGTCTGGATACTGACGAGGATCGTAGGGATAGATGAAGTTGTCATAGGTCTTGGTTTCGTGGAAGAGAACCATCCGACCGTCCTTGATGATGTGCATCGGAATAGCTCGACCGAACATCAAGAAGGCTCCTTGCCAGATCTCTACTTGGGCCTGATCAACGATAAGAAGGGTCCACTTGTCGACTTTCTGAAACACACCATCGATGTTGAGTGGTGTGTACCGAACCTGGCCACCTGCACCTGGGAAGCCCTGCCAGAAGGTTTCAGTGAAGATGTTCATGGGGTGCCTTTGTTGGCCCCTCTGGTTCCACGTGGAGCGTAGCGATCACGTGAAACAAAAGGAGGCCCCCTCCTATTCCTATAGTATTTCTAGGACTTGAAGTAAGATCGGGGTGCGGCAAAGGAAGACCGAAAGTCTAACCGCATTCATCAACAAAACGGAAGTCATTATGGTCCAAAAGGAATTGCTTGAAGAGTCGCTTGCCGCCAAGGCCGTGGCACCGAGGGTGTCGAAGGAAGAGATGGAGGCACAGATCCAGCACGTGGAATACGTGAAGCACGTCTCACCCACAGGGCAAGTTTTAAGGTGGTGTGTGATCACAACCAAGAACGGCTTCGCTGTGACTGGTCGGCCAAGTGCAGCGGTGAACCCGGAGAACGACGATCCGAAGTTCGGCGAACCGATCGCCTACAAGAACGCCACCGATTTACTCTGGGGGTACCTGGGCTTCGAGCTGCGGAGTCGGACTGCTCTGATTGAACAGGCCCCAGCCCCTCAGGACAAGATGGCTCTCCTCTTTGGTTCAGAGGTGAAGACGTACATCGGTACCAAGGTGGTTCACGCTACACCGATGAACCGTGTCGATTACAACAATTTTCGTGGCTGGAAGTTGCCTGCGGACGAGAACGGTGCTGATGAAGGTTACCTGGTCGAGTACACCGACGGCGGTTCGCCCAATATGGTGGGCTTCACCGGCTACATCTCCTGGTCCCCACGAGATGTGTTTGAGCGGGCCTATGCCACCGGAACCAAACCCAAGAAAGAGACCTTCGTCAGCCGCATGCGACAGGAAGCATGGCGTCTGGGTGAGGACATCCGAAAGCTCACGGCTTTCATCGATGGTCCGGTCTTTCAGGAACTGCCGACGGCAGAGCGCACAGATCTGACCGAGCAGCTGCATCACATGAACGAGCACAACTGGGTGCTGCAACGTCGTCTCAAACGCCAAGGCGTTCTGGGATAATTTGAGGGTCGGGGGCTTCGGCCCCTCTAGTTATATTTGAGGAAGACCATGCTGACGATCGACACTGTTCAAAAAGCCCTGCCCGCCAATCTGAAGACTGCCGCAACACAGTCGCTGGTCGACCTCGTGAACAACATCACGTCGGACCCGCTCATCGCTGAGCAGATCCGCAACAACTTCATCAGCTACACGGCTGTGCTGCAAGAAGGCAAGTTCAAGACAGAGGACTACCTCCATGCCGTGTGCTACGTGAGCCACAAGCTCATGGGCATGTCCAACCAGGACGCTTACTTCAAGACCTTCCCCCAACGGCATGCCAACCTGGTCGCCAAAGGAACGAGCTCGAAGGATATTGCTGCCTACGTGTCCGCTTACCACCGAGGTAAGTTAGTGAACATGATCCTGGAGCAGAGCCTGGTGCCAACCTGGGTGCTAAACCAAGACCTTCACCAGAAGGCCCTGAACGTCCAGGCCGATCTGATGATGAACGCAGTGAGCGAGAAAGTTCGCACGGATGCTGCCAATTCTCTGTTGACGCACCTGGCCAAACCCAAGGAAGCGAGTGCTCTCATGGCCATCACCATCAACGAGAACTCGGGCATGAACGAACTGAAGGCGACGCTCGCTGCGATGGCTGAGCAGCAACGTGACATGATCCGAAGTGGGATTTCAACCAAGCAAGTTGCGGGCCAGGGTCTGATCATCGACGCAGAAATCAAGAGCGAGGCTTGACCTAGTGGCCTTCATCAAACAAGAGCTTGATCAGTGGCTCGATCAAGTCAACTACTCGGTGCTCAACTCACCTGAGTATCTGCCGTCAGACTTTGCTCTGACCTTCATGAACTTCATCAAGCTGGTGAACGGCAAGCAGGGTGAGTCCCACAAGACCCCGCCTGTTCACCTGAAGATGTTGGACAAGATCGCTGAGGCGACCTCTTCCTATGTGGCCAACTTGTGCTTCCGAGGTGCAGCCAAGACCACGCTCTTCATGGAGTACATGACGCTGTTCATCGCCATGTTCGGTGTGCTGCCGGGCTTTGGCAAAGTAGAGGGGCTCATCTATGTGGGCGACTCCATGGACAACGGTGTGAAGTCGGCACGGAAGAACATTGAGTTTCGGTACAACAACTCCCCGTTCTTGCAGGAGTGGGTGCCCGAAGCCAGCTTCACCGACAACTACATGGAGTTCAAGAACAAGGAAGGTCATCAGCTGGGCGTCAAGATGTTCGGTGCCAAGACCGGTCTTCGCGGAACGAAAATTTTCGGCAAGCGCCCGACGGTTGCGATCCTTGACGACTTGGTCAGCGACGATGACTCGAAGTCCAAGGCAGCGATGATCGCCATCAAGGACACGGTTTACAAGGGTGTGAATCACGCACTTGATCCGACCCGACGCAAGGTGATCTTCTGCGGTACGCCCTTTAACAAAGACGACATCCTGCTTGAGGCTGTGGAGTCTGGGGCCTGGGACGTGAACGTTTGGCCGGTGTGCGAGCGATTCCCGTGCACGCGTGAGGAGTTTGTTGGTGCCTGGGACGATCGCTTCACCTTCGACTATGTGCAGGCCCAGTACGACATGGCAGTGAAGACTGGCAAGCTTGCTGCCTTCTTCCAAGAGCTGATGCTTCGGATCACCTCTGAAGAAGAGCGCCTGGTACAGGATGCTGAGATTCGCTGGTACTCACGCACCCAGTTGCTGACCAACAAGGGGTCGTTCAACTTCTACATCACCACCGACTTCGCCACTTCTGAGAAGCAGACCGCCGACTACTCGGTGATCAGTGTGTGGGCCTACAACTCAAACGGCGACTGGTTCTGGGTGGATGGTGTGGCTGTGCGCCAGACCATGGACAAGACGATCAATGATCTCTTCCGTTTGGTTCAACAGTACCGGCCCCAGCAGGTAGGTGTCGAGATCTCCGGCCAGCAGCAAGCCTTTATCAAATGGCTGCAGCAAGAGCAGATCACACGCAACGTGTGGTTTAACTTCGCCTCCTCAGAAAAGAGCGGCATGCCTGGTATCCGCCCCATCGTTGACAAGCTCTCGCGCTTCAATCTTGTTGTCCCTTGGTTCAAGGCTGGCAAGATGTATTTCCCCGAGGAGATGAAGACTTCGGTCATCATGAGTATCTTCATGGGGCAAATTCGTTTGGCCACCAGCTCTGGTTTGAAGGGCAAAGACGATGCTCTTGATACCATCTCTATGCTCGGCTTCTTGAATCCATGGAAGCCGTCCGACTCTATCCCCGTCACGCATGAAGAGATCACGCTGTGGGAAGAAGAGCATCCGGATGCAGATGTCAATCCACTCTCTTCTTATATCGTGTGAGGACTTATGAAACTGTCAGATCTCTTCAAGAGCTTGTCGTACGGCGAGCTGTCCAACCTTGCCATGGCTGCGGAAGGCAATGGTTCGATCGTCACAGCTGACCAGCCGAAGTTGGTGCTTCATGCCAATGAGGGACTACTGAAGTTGTACACACGCTTCATCCTCAAGGAAAAGGACGTGGTGATCCAAACGGTGGATCACATCACCAACTACCACTTCCTCAAAAAGTACGCCCTGTCGGTCTACCAGGTGGGCCAGATCGAGTATCCGTACATCCAGGATCTGGTGGCTGAGCCGTTTCAGGAAGACATGATCAAGATCCTTGCGGTCTATAATGATTGCGGTCAAGAGCTTCCACTCAACGACGACGAGCGACTGTCCTCTCTGTTCACGCCGCAAGCCCGAGTCCTTCAGGTACCTCGGGCCGTAACAGGGATTGGACTGAGTGTCCTCTACCAAGCACGGCACATGCCGCTGACGCTTGGAGAACTGGAAGCAGAAATCGAACTTCCCGATGTTCTGCACAGTGCACTCTCTGCCTACATTGCCTACAAGGTGTACACCAACATGAACACCGCTGAAAGCACTGCAAAGGCGCAGGAACACCTGGGCAACTACGAAGGCACGTGCCTTGAAGCAGAGACCAAGGATCTGCTGTCCACGAGCATCTCAACAACGAATTCCCGCTTCAAGAAGCGTGGTTGGATCTGATCATGGGACTGCGCCCCTCTCTCGACCCCTTCGGTGGTGCTTCGCCGCTGGTAGACAAGTTCCTTGGCAATGCTTACCCAGACGTTCGAGATGTCTCGAAGTACCTGGCTGAGATCGTCTACCTGGCCCACAACCTGGATGAGCTCCGCCCACGGGATGTGGAGTTCCGACCCAACGAAACCACTGGTTTCATTGAGTGGCGTTACTACGATGCCATCACTCCACAGCCTTGGAGTCAGCTGATTTCGTTCGCTGGTTTACTCGGTGCGGATGTGCTGGCGACGGTGGCGCTGTTGAATCAGATTAATGCCAACGTCAACACGAAGGCAGCGACAGTCAACACTCAACATACTGAGGTGATTGCTGCTCGTACGACGATTTTGCAGGCACAGACCACACTCACGCCTTTGATGGCACAGGCTGCGATTGATGTAGCAAATGCCATCACAGCTGCTGCTGCGGGTACCGCTGCTGCAAACAGTGCAGTGGCAATCGTTGAGGGTGTCACTGCTGCGCTGATCGAACAGTCTGCGGACATCATCAACAACGCCAACGCCATCTTGGAATTTCAAGAAGTAGCTGACAGTGCTCAACCACTGGTGGGGTATTCAGCTCTCCGTACTTACACAGGCGGTGCTACGGGTATTCGTCTCACTAATGTCGTTGTGGCGGGTGTATTTGAATTTGATGGGAATGACATTACCAGTGCTGATAATGGCGGAACAATCATTGTCGATGCATTGGCGCGGCGCTGGAAACGTGTACACAATGGTCGCATCGATGCACGATGGTTTGGGGCTAAAGGCGACGGTGTCACAGATGACACGGCTGCAATTCAACTAGCTTTGAATGCTGCAGCAAATGCGGCAGAACTTGTGATTCCCCCTGGCACGTACATGGTGGATGCACGTACCAATCACCGGGATACGCCAACCTCAGGTGGATTGCGTCTGCCATCCAATACAAATCTGGTGTTGCTGAACGGTGCCGTGTTGAAAGTCATCCCCAACAACATGCACTACTACGCGCTCTTGTGGGCAAGCGGCGCAGAGAACATCAGCATCAGGGGTGGAAAGCTGCTTGGTGAACGTGCGTTGCACGATTACAGCAACCTGGCCAATCCCACGCATGAGTGGGGTTATGGGGTCTATGCCTATGCAGTCAAGAACTTGCATGTTGAAGACATGGAGATCACTGATTTCACTGGCGATGGGATCAAGCTCAGTGGAAACACTGGCACAAATACAGTGTGTGAGGATGTGGTCATCATCAACAACATTGTTGCGC